AAGCCCAGGAAGATTTTGGCTTCTTCTGTGAATACGTAGCAGATAAACCACCGGCTGCTCATCACCTCAACTGGCATCGACACTTCGTCACAGAGGAGGACAGCAGTTGCCTCATTAAGATCGCTGGGCCCAATGTGGATCTCTTGGCACCCAGGGGTTCCGCCAAGTCCACAGTGTTAGGTCTGCTTACGGCGTGGGCCATTGGCATCCATACTCACGCAGGGTTGCCACTGCAGATTCTGTATCTGTCCTACACCGTTGACATCGCTCGTTCCAAATCTTCCACCATCAAACGCATCATTGAAAGCAAACGATATCAAGAGGTTTTCCCTAAAGTTCGCCTTCTGAAGAACGCCACCAGTAATGAGTACTGGTCAATTGATCACAAGTTTGCTGGCATTGACGTAACAGGTGACGAACAGTTCACGCTTTGCGCAGCAGGCCTCAAGGGTTCGGTGACTTCCAAGCGTTCGCACTTGGTCATGATTGATGACGCCATCAAGTCAGCCGCAGATATTGCCAACCCTGACATCAGGAAACAGATGCAGGACAACTGGAATGCTGTGATTGCACCCACCATGTTTGAAGGTGCGCGAGCGATCTGCCTTGGTACCCGCTTCAGACACGATGACATTCACTCCACAACATTCAATGAACAAAACAATTGGCAACAGATTGTTCTTTCGGCAATTCAAAACAATCCCATTTCCGGCGAAGAGGAATCGTACTGGCCAGACATGTGGTCATTGGATTACCTGAAGGAGAAAAAACGGCAGGCACCAATTGCTTTCTCGTTCCAGTACATGAATCAAGTCATCCGGCAGAACGAACTTTCGTTGGCTCCGGAGTTGATTGTAAAAGCGGAAATTGCAACGGAGTTTGACGCCCTTGGGGTTGGGGTTGACCTCTCCGCTGGCACTAAAGAGAAAAACGATTACACGGTTATGATTCTTGGTGGTCGCATTGGCGACCGCATTCATATTATTGATTACCGACGTATTCGCGTCATGGGTAACCTTGAGAAACTTGATGCCCTCAAGGAGTTGTTGAATGATTGGTCAGTGATTGCCAAAGACGAACAAAGCGGTTTGTATTACCCCAGCTATTCAACGTGTGATATTTGGAGTGAGGCCGTACAGTACCAGGCATCCCTAGAGGCAGACTTCAAGCGTGTTTGCTTGAACAATGAAGGTCTCTACAATTTAATTTGGCATCCCGTTAAAGGCTTTAGGGCAGATAAGTTGGCCCGCTTCCGTGGCATTATGGGAATGTTTGAGGACCGCAAGATTATCTTCAATCGTTTTCGTAACTTCACCAATATGTTTGAAGAGCTTACCAACTTTGGCGTAAGTAGTCACGACGATACGGTTGATGCGTTGGTCTGGCTCGTTACCGGATTAGCAAGGAAGGGACAGTTACACCTCGATTACTGACTCTTAGAATATTAAAAAACCTTGGATTCGTGGGACCAGAATATTTAGCTATTGCTCTTACGGCAGTGATCTCAGCTGCGACAGGTGGCTCCTGGGTAATGAGTAAGCTTATGAGTCGCCTGGGCGAAAGAATTAATTCACAAAACCGAAGGGTGGACCTCTTGGAAGACCAAGTCAACCGCATGCCACTGGACTACGTGCTCAAGGTGGACTTCTTAAGGGAAATTCAAGAAATGCACAGTAATTTTCGCGAGATCAATAATAAGCTTGATAAACTGATGGAAAAGCTTTTGACCAAATGAGTTACATTCTTGAAGTACAAGAGGACGAAAACGGAGATCAATACATTATTTTGCCCGACGAAGTGATCGAAGAGTTGGGTTGGCAAGAGGGCGATGTTTTGAATTGGGATGTACGCGGCGAAGGTATCGTAATTTCCAAGGTAAATGACGTTTCTGGTTACGAAGTTTTAGAGGACTAGAATAAGGGAAAACAAGATAAGCACATGTATTACGGCGGAGAACTCAACGTCCCTGGAGCCCCAGGTAATTTACTTGCCGGTAATCCAAGTTTTGATATCAGGCGCACACCTGGTTCGTTGGGTGGTAGGTCGGGTGAACAACTGCGTCGTTTATATGAAGGCGGTACACAACAAAATCAACAACTCAACGATGAGCTAATGAGACGCGGCATCAAGCCCGGAGCTGGTCCTCAGCTCCCTATGGCGTTTGGTTCCAGCAACTTACCTGGTGCTATTGGTAATATCCAGGGGATGGTCGACGCTTATCAGCTCGGTCAAGCTGGGTTTAATTCCAAGTTTGTTTCGTGAGGAAACGCTATGAAAACTAAAAAACTTGTAAAGCAAGCGCTACATCATCCAGAGCTTTATTCCTCTGCCGAACTGGTGTATTTTGGCAAATGGTTAGACCTTAAGAAGCAGGCAAAAGCTGCTAAGATTGAGTCAAAGAAAAAGGAAAATAGTTAATGGCCGTCGACGCTAAGTCTAGACTCAAGGAAATTATTGACTCGTATCTTGAAAAAGACGGCGGGTCAATGATTGACACTGGCGTCGTAGCTTCACACCTAGCGCAGATGAAATTATTCGGCATCCGCCAGGGTGTCGAGTTTTTTCCGGCGCAGGATAACTTTGGCAATCAGCGCAAAGACTTTATTGATCGTGTAATTAAATACAACTCTCTCGACATCCGTTTCGATTCCATTTGGGATTATTCACTTTGTGATGGACAAGGTCTTTTTTACATCCGTCCAACTCAGAACAATTATCGTCTTTACTACTTTCGTAAGCACGAATATCGTAGCTATTACAACATTGATGGCGAGCTTGATGAAGTTGTAATCATCTACAGCTACAAAGTCAAGAACGGGTTTGGTTACCAGCAGGACATTGATTCCGCAAGCTTAAGTGGTCCGGCCACCATGGGACAGGGCGGTGCAAAGCGTTACATCCGCCTTTCAATCAAACGCAAAACGATTGAAGAAACACACTCGGAAGGCGAGCTGTCGTTTGATAGCAACTACCAAGCAAATTTTGGTAGAACAAAAACGTTTACAAATACGCTGGGCTTTATTCCTTGCGTAGAAATTTTCCATAACGTCAAGGGTTTCTCCACTGAAGGTGTCGGTGAATTTGAAGCGTTAGCCAATCACATCTGCACGCATGATGAAATGGTTCGCACCATGCGCAAGAACGTACAGTTCTTTGGTAACCCTACGCTTCTTTCCTCCAGGCCCAAGACTGACCTGATGGAAGCCGGTGGTGAGAACGTTGTTCAGCGTCCTTCTATCGCAGCCAACTCTGGGTTTAGTGGTCCCAGCGGACTGAGTCAATCCCGATTCAAGGCTGATCCAATCCACCGTGGTGTTGACGGTCAGATCAGAGTTCCACGCGTCATTGCAAACCTGGAACCAAACGACCGCGTTGGTTACATTGTTCCTGATGCCATCACTGGCGACCAGAATTCTTTTGCACGTCAATACCGAGAAGAAATTCGCACCGCTCTTGGTGGCGTTGACGAACTGTCAATTTCTGCAGGCGTGACTGCAACTGAGTACAAGTCATTGTTTGGTCGTGTTTCTGCCACGTCCAAGAAAAAGGCAATTGCTATTTACACTTACGGTATTTGCCGTTGTTTTGAGCTGATCATCTACCAAGAAGAACGTCTGTTCAGGGAGACGCTTGCCGCTGCTGCAGGATTAGAAAAACCCCTGGATCTTCCAGAGGAATCTAGTGCGGAAGACTTGGCAGCGTACAACGATGCCATGAGTGCATTTGATGATCAGGTCAAGCAGTTGATGATGGCTTGCCTTCAAACGCAGCAGATCCCGCCCGGTGTTTCTGGTTTAATTCCAGATGGCGATGTGACCATGCAGTGGCGTTGGCTTGGCCCTGTGTATGAGGATTCCACTCAAGACATCCTGAACAACTCCATCGTGGTACGCAACTTACAGGAGTTAGGTGTTGATAGCATTGAGGCACTGAAATACCTCTTCCCGTCCAAGACGGATGAGGAACGGGCCGAGATGTTATCTGGGTTTCCGTTCAGAATGGTGAATGAATTGCAGGGTGCATACTCTCAATTTGCTCGCCTTGTGGGGGGAATGATGCAAACTCCCCATCCGCAATCACCGGACTTACCGATGGCTGCGGACCCGCGATTAGATTTAACACCCTATCTATATCGCACTTTAGAAGCTTTACAAAAGGAGATGAGTTATGCAGGACGCTACCGTCCAATCGATCCCACAGACGAGCCAAGCACCAGTGGCCGTCGCGCCGAGCAGCTACGTGGTGGCAGCACCGCAAGCAGCTCCGGCCAGTTACCAGGCTCCGGCTCCGGTGGCGTATCAGGTGGGTACCAGTTACCCCCAAGCGGTACCTCAGGCAGCCCCCAGCTACCAATCCAGCCCTACTCAGTACGCCCCCCAATCCCAACCGGCGGCGGACTCGGCGGGGAATCCCTGGGAATCGGCGTTCAACAAGGTGGTGAATCTGCTGAGCGCACCAGTCCAATCCCCGTTCCAGGGTCAACCATCGCCGCCGATGACGGCGTATACCCCGGCCAATTACGGACAGTACAGCAGCCAAGCTACGCAACAATCGGCTCCGCAGACTTGGTCTCCCAACCAGGCCTACTCGCCCAGCTATTCCCCAACCTCCTCCAATCAATCCTTGCAGGAGGT